TGACAGAACTGCTGTTTGTTGCCTATCATCTTTAAATTTGGAGAAGTTCGATGAGTGGAAAGAAACTACACTGGTTCGTGATCTTATTCGTTTTCTTGATAATGTTTTGCAATTTTTTATTGATAACGCAGGCGATGAAATCAGTCGTGCAAGATATTCAGCAACACAAGAGCGTTCACTTGGACTTGGGGCAATGGGATGGCATTCACTCTTACATCAGAAAAGAATTCCTTTCGATTCATGGGAAGCAAGAGAATTAAACCATAAAGTATTTAAACATATCAAACAGGAAGCAGTCAAAGAATCAAACACATTGGGATTTGAAAGAGGTGAGGCTCCAGATATGCAAGGAACTGGTAGACGTAATGCACATCTACTTGCAATCGCTCCTAATGCAAACTCTTCTATTATTTGTGGTACATCACCATCTATCGAACCATCAAAGGCAAATGCATATACACACAGAACTCGTGCAGGCTCACATTTGGTGAAGAATAAATACCTTGAAGAAGAACTAAAGAAAGTTAAACAGAATACACAAGATGTTTGGTCAAGTATTATCACAAATGGCGGATCAGTCCAACACCTCGACTTCCTATCGCAGAAAGTCAAGGATGTTTTTAAAACAGCAATTGAAATCGATCAACTGGTGTTGGTGGAACAAGCCGCAGACAGACAAGAATACCTCTGTCAAGGACAATCCCTAAATCTATTTTTCCCTGCTGGTGCAGAAAAGAAAGATTTACATAAAACTCATTTCGCTGCTTGGAAACTGGGCACGAAGGGTTTGTATTACCTAAGAACAGAAACTTCACAACGTGCAGAGAATGTATCACAGAAAGTTACTCGTGATGCATTGAAAGATTTTGAAACACAGGCAATGACGCAAGACGAATGTGTTGCGTGTCAAGGATAAGGAAAGAGGAAAGATGAAAGTAGAAATTTATAGTAAATCACATTGTCCATTTTGTGAAAAGGCAAAACACTGGTTTGATTCACATGGGTATGAGTACACAGAAATTAAAATGGATAATGAAGAAGAAAGACTTGCTTTTTATCAAAAAGTTCCAAATGCGAAATCTGTTCCACAAATCTTTATTGACGATAAACTAATCGGTTCATATGATGAGTTTATGAAAGTTGCAGATAATTTTGTTAAGAAAAAAGGTGGGGGTTTGATGGAGTTCTCAGAAACTTACAAGCCATTCCATTATCCTTGGGCAGTTGAAATCACAACAAGACACGAGAAAGTTCACTGGATTGAGGATGAACTTGACTTGTCAGAGGACGTTGCTGATTGGAAGTCTGGTAAAGTCAGTGCAATCGAAAAAGAATATATCACAAACATTCTTAGACTGTTCACACAGTCAGATGTTGCAGTAGGACAGAACTATTATGATCAGTTTATACCTAAGTTCAAAAATAATGAAGTTCGTAATATGTTGGGTTCGTTTGCAACGAGAGAAGGTATCCACCAAAGAGCGTATGCGCTCCTCAACGAAACACTAGGTTTATCTGATGCAGAATATCATGCATTCCTAGAATATCAAGAGATGGCAGACAAGATTGAATTTATGATGGATAGTGATCCTAACACAGTTCGTGGCCTAGGACTATCACTTGCAAAGTCAGTATTCAATGAAGGTGTTGCTCTCTTTGCATCATTTGTAATGCTTCTTAACTTCCAGCGTTTTGGTAAGATGAAGGGTATGGGTAAGGTTGTTGAGTGGAGTATTCGTGACGAATCAATCCACGTTGAAGGTGTATCAAAACTCTTCAAGGCATATTGTGCAGAACACCCTCGTATCATTGATGATGAGTTTAAAGGCATGATTTATGAAATGGCTAGACAGTCAGTCAAACTGGAAGATAACTTTGTTGACTTGGCGTACAAACTTGGAGATATTGAAGGACTAGATAGTAAAGAAGTCAAACAATATATTCGATATATAACTGATAGACGCCTTCTTCAATTAGGGTTGAAGGGTAATTACAAAGTAAAAGATAATCCACTACCTTGGTTGGAGTGGGTGCTGAATGGCGCAGACCATACTAACTTCTTTGAGAACAGAGTAACCGAATATGAGGTTGCTGGTTTAAGCGGTAAGTGGGATGACGTTTATGAAGCCGCATAGAGAGGCTTATGAGTAAAAAAGAAATCTTATGTGAATCATGTGATGCTGTTTTTAGAATCCAGCATAACATGGAAGAACACTACTATTCTGTCAAACATTGCCCGTTCTGCTCGGACGAACTAAATACTGAAGAGCAAGACGAGATTGAGGATTTTGATGAAGATGAATGGTAATGTGGACATACAAAGGAAATCCAGTAGACGAACTTCCAGAGGACTGTGAGGGGTTCGTCTATATCATAACGAATCTAACCAATAATAAAAAATACATTGGTAAGAAACTGGCAAGGTTCAAGGTAACAAGGCCTCCCCTAAAAGGTAAAAAGAATAAAAGACGTTCAACAAAAGAAAGTGATTGGCGAACCTATTGGGGATCGTCAGAACATTTGCTTTCTGATGTTCAAGAACTAGGTGAAGAAAACTTTACTAGGGAAATATTACACTACTGTCAAAGTAAGGGAATGTTAAGTTACTTGGAAGCAAAAGAACAATTCGATAGAGAAGTTCTTCTTACAGATGAATACTACAATGGCATTATCAATGTTAGAGTTGGTTCGTCAAAGGTTCTTCAAGAACACCTGTGCGATTTTGTCACAACACCAATTCAAAAATAACAATAATATAAACGTCAATATTACTGACTTTATTTTATAAATAAATGCGAAACCCCCCAAAGGAGATTCAATAATGTGGCCTTATACAGATGAGGAAGTTCAATACTTGAGCAAACCTCAACCCCAAAGACCAAACTAACTAGGGATGTTGTTTTGCATCCCTTTTACCGTTTTAGAGGAATGAAATAAAATGTCAAAATGGATAGCAAAATTGTTCCGTAGCAAACAAAACTCAACCGATATTATTCGTTATATTAGAACAGAATACGCCCAAGACACAAAACATCTTAATGACGAAGATGTTCTATCTTATTATGAATACATCACACACAAAAGGAGAATAAAATAATGTCCATAGGACTAGTACTAAATCATACATACAAACAAACTTGTGAAATCTGCGATTGGATTGCAAAGATGACACAAATAGCATTCGTTGCCGTAATCGCTTTCGGCGAGAGTGCTGGAAGAGCAAGAGCTGCATCTCATCTTTCCAGTATGGGATTATATGAAGAAGCAAAATATTTAATGTTGAAAGAAGATAAAGATGAAGAATAAAATTAAAGACTTTATGCAAATAACATCTGGAATTTTAACTCTTCTCGTAGTGTTGGGTGCTGTAGGAGTTGTTACAACCCTACCAGTAATTGCATAACAAAAATTTAACTTTTTCATTACAGTTTTGTGACATTTTCACTTCACTGAATAAATATTTGAACAAGAGGGGAATGACGGTGCAACGCCATCCCCCTTTTTTATGTTTAACATCTAAGGAGTGAAAAGATGAAAACAAAACTTGTGTCGGCATTTGCCGTAGTATTATTTATGATGACAGGAGCAAATTCTGCTGTCGCTCGTGATCAAATTTCTATTGTAGGCTCTTCTACAGTATTCCCATTCGCAACAACCGTTGCAGAAAAATTCGGACAATCTCATAAATGGAAATCACCTGTTATCGAATCAACTGGTTCAGGCGGTGGTATTAAAATGTTTTGTGCTGGTATCGGAACAAACGCACCAGACATTACAAATGCATCCAGAGCAATTAAAGAAAAAGAAGTTGCAATGTGTGCCGAAAATAATATTACACCAATTGAATATCTGATTGGTTATGATGGTATCACTATCTCAAATGCAAAAGATGGTGTTGACTACAAACTAACAAAAGAAGAAATCTATAAGGCAGTTGCAGAAAAAGTATGGAATGTTGAACACAAAATGTTTATGGATAATGAATACACACACTGGAATCAAATCAATCCAGCACTACCTAATAAAAAAATTGACATTATGATTCCCCCAACAACATCTGGAACAAGAGATGCATTTGTTGAGTTGATTATGCATGATGTATGCCGTAAGGTATATGGTATGGAAAAGAAAGTCGCAAAGAAGAACTGCACATCAGTTCGCACAAAAGGAATGTATGTTGTTCAGATGACAGAGAACGACAATCTTATCATTGAAAAGTTGGTTGACGATAAAGACAGACTTGGTGTATTTGGATTTTCATTCCTAGACCAAAATCCAGACAAAGTTAAGGCTGCAATAGTTGATGGAGTATATCCAACTGCTGATACAATTGCAGACGGTTCTTACAAGGTATCTCGCCCACTCTTTTTCTATGTAAAGAAAGAACATATTGGAGTAATCCCAGGCATTGAAGAATATGTAAAACTATTCATGTCAGACAATATGATTGGTAAGGACGGAGTTCTTTTTGAACAAGGACTAATTCCTGTTCAAAAGTAAGCGAATCACCTAACACCGATTCGGAGAAATAACCCTATTTTTGGGAATATATCTTCAGCCGAAACAAAAATATTTTAAAAAAAATGATAAGCCCCTGTTTTTACAGGGGTTTTTTTTTCGTCTTTTTGCTATTTTTCTCTTGACTTTGTTATGATAACAAGGTATATTAATTAAGTAAGATGAGTTGAAAGAGAGGACTTCAAATGACAGACAAAACAGTTTTTATCGGTGCGAACAACGGTGGCCTTGAGATTTTCTTGGGTGCCGGAAACTTGGTTGCTGGAAATATCCAGACTGCAAAGACTTTCAAATATGTGATGGATACCTATGGTATCGACACTGACACCGCCACCATCTACACCACCAGCAGCATGGACTTTGCTAGTGAGGAAGGTTTTGAGAATGATGACGATGCTCGGAATTTTATGGAAGAAGGTTTCAAATTGATGGAAATGAAAAAGGTGTACAAATAATGACTATGACAGTTGGTGTTTTCAAAAATCGTTATATGAAAAATCGTG